GTAAAATAATAGTTAAAGATGATAGTTTCAACCCATTAATGGAAATGGCTATGGAAATGAAGTACGGCAAGGTTTCTAGATCTATAGAAGTTTTATACGAAGGAGCTATTATACTAGGTACTAAAAAGTTACTTAAATGGCAGTTAGCTAAAAACATGATGAGACCTAAAAGTGATTATACTAAAGTTAAAATGAACTATAGTATGGTTGCGCCAAGAATGTATAAAGGTAGAATAGAGTCTTTGGTTAGTAGAATAACAGGGTTTGCTGATATGATTCAGCTTACACACCTTAAACTGCAACAAGTTATGTCTAGGTTAGTACCGGATGGTATATATTTAGATGCTGATGGTTTGGCTGAGATAGATTTAGGCAACGGAACCAATTACAACCCACAAGAAGCATTAAACATGTTCTTTCAAACTGGTTCTATAATTGGTAGATCGATGACTAGTGATGGAGATATGAATCCAGGTAAAGTTCCTATACAAGAAATATCTAGTGGAAATGGTGGTCAGAAAATGCAATCACTTATAGGTACTTATAATTATTATCTACAAATGATAAGAGATGTAACAGGTTTAAACGAAGCCTCAGATGCATCAACACCTTCTAAAGATGCTTTGGTTGGTGTTCAAAAAATAGCTGCCGCTAATTCAAATACAGCAACTAGACATATATTACAAAGTAGTTTGTTTTTAAGTTCTGAAGTAGCTGAATTAATAAGTTTAAGAATATCGGATGTTTTAGAGTATTCTCCAACTAAAAATGCTTTTATACAAAGTATTGGCACGCATAATGTTGCTACACTAGAAGAAATGGGTAATCTACATTTATACGATTTTGGTATATTTATAGAGCTTGCTCCTGATGAAGAAGAAAAACAAATGCTAGAGAATAATATACAGATGGCTTTACAGCAGCAAAGTATAGATCTTGAAGATGCAATAGATCTTAGAGATATAAAAAATATCAAACTAGCTAATCAACTTCTTAAAATACGTAGAAAGAAAAAGCAAGTTAAAGATATGGAGATGCAACAGCAGAACATACAAGCTCAAGCAAAGGCTAATTCACAAACGCAACAAGCCGCTGCTCAAGCAGAAGTACAAAAACAACAAGCTTTGACTAATCAAAAAATGGAGTTAATGAAAATGGAATCAGAGTTTGATTCTAAAAAACTTCAACAAGAAGCTTTACTTAAGAAAGAACTTATGAATCATGAGTTTATGATTAACCAAGAGCTTAAAAAAATGGACCTGCAATCCATTGAAACTAAAGATAAATACAAAGAAGATCGTAAAGACGATAGAACAAAAATACAAGCCTCACAACAAAGTGAGTTAATAGACCAAAGAAATAACAAAAAACCACCTAAAAACTTTGAGTCTTCAAGTAATGATATACTTGGTGGTGGATTTGGATTGAATTCATTTGATCCAAGATAATTTTTTAATTTTATAATATTATATTATGGCTGAAAATCAAGAAAATGATGTTCAAGAAGAAGTTGTAGAAACAACTAACGTTGAACAAGACTTAGTAGATCAACAAGAGGTTGAACCTAAGGTAGAAGCAGAAGTAACTGCTCCAAAAAACGAAGTTCTAGAGGATGGTACTGTTAAGTTAGATTTGACAAGCGTGGAGGACAAAGCTCCAACTAGCGCTACAAATGAATTTAAAACACCAGAAACTATAGCTGAAGTACCTCAAGAAAAACCAGTTGAAGAACAAGAAGTTGAAGAACAACCTGTGTTAGAAGAGATTACTGAAGAAGAAGTTATTGAACAATCTCAAGAGTTAAAAGAAGATGTTGTTGAGGCAATACAAGAGCAGAAAGATTCTGGTGTTGATTTACCTGAAAACATACAAAAAGTTGTAGATTTTATTGATGAAACCGGTGGTAGTTTAGAAGACTATGTTAGGTTAAATCAAGATTATTCAAACTATGAAGACAAAACTTTATTAAAAGAATACTACAAACAAACAAAGCCTCATTTAGATAATGATGAAGTTGATTTCTTAATGGAAGATAATTTCAATTATGACGAAGAAGTTGATGAGGAAAGAGAAATAAAAAGAAAAAAATTAGCGTTAAAGGAGCAAGTTGCAAATGCTAAAAACCACCTAGACGGGTTAAAGTCTAAATATTACGAAGAAATCAAAGCTGGAAGCAGGCTAGCGCCTGAGCAAAAAAAAGCAATTGATTTTTTCAATCGTTATGAACAAGAGTCAAAAGATAACGAAAAGCACCAATCTATATTCTTAAAGAAAACTGAAAATGTTTTTACTGAAAATTTCAAAGGTTTTGATTACAAAGTAGGTGAAAAGAAATATAGGTTTAATGTAAAGGATGCTGAAAAGATTAAGAACACCCAAAGCGACATTAACAATTTCACCAAGAAGTTCTTGAATGAAAAAAATGAAATGTCAGATGCAGCGGGTTATCATAAATCTTTATTTACAGCAATGAATCCTGATCTGGTTGCTAATCACTTTTACGAACAAGGCAAAGCTGATGCTATCAAGGATAGTGTTGCAAGAGCCAAAAACATTGACATGGCACCTCGTGGTACTCACGAAAAAATTGCTAATGCTAGTGGTTTTCAAGTAAAAGCTATATCTGGAGAATCTTCTAATGACTTTAAAATAAAACTTAGAAAATAATCATTTAAAAAAAATTAAAAATTATGGCTTTTAATTCAACAGGTGCTGCATTAGCGCACCTAACGCCAAGACCAGACAAATCTTTATTTGCTGGCAATTACCTGTCTATCACAGGAAACGATTTCAATTTCACAAAACAATTCTTACCAGAAGTTTACGAAAAAGAAGTTGAAAGATACGGAAATAGAACTGTAGGAGGTTTCTTACGTATGGTAGGAGCAGAAATGCCTATGGCATCTGACCAAGTAGTTTGGTCTGAGCAAGGAAGAATCCACATTGCATTTGACGACTGTTCAATTGCTGCATCTGGAGACGCTGCTTTAAACAAAATTACATTTTCTAGTACAGGTAACGCTGCTTACATTAACATTGGAGACACTGTTGTTATAAGTAAAGGTGGTAAAACTGCTAAATGTTATATTACTGCTAAACCTACTACTACTACTGTAACTGCTGTTCCTTACAAAGCTACTGCTTTAAACGGAGCTTTAGCTGGAGCTTTTGCTAACGGCGCTGCTACAACTGGAATTTCTTTATTTGTATACGGTTCTGAATACGGAAAAGGATCTGTAAATGTTGGTAATACTGTTAATGCTAAAAGTGAGTACTTTAACAATTCACCAATTATTATAAGAGACAAATATTCTGTAAACGGATCTGACACTGCTCAAATTGGGTGGGTTGAAGTTACAACTGAAGTTGGAACATCTGGATACTTATGGTACTTAAAATCTGAGCACGAAGCTAGATTAAGATTTGAGGATCAATTAGAAATGACTATGATTGAAGCTGAAAAAGCTGCTCACTCATTTAGCGCTAACCCAGGAGCTGGATCTAACAGTTTCACTGTTAAAGGTACTGAAGGTATGTTTGCTGCTATTGAAGGAAGAGGATTAGTTTACTCTGATGCTGATTTCGGTGGATCTGAAGCTGCTGATGGTTTAGCTGATTTTGACCTTATCTTACAAGAACTAGACAAGCAAGGTGCTATCGAAGAAAACATGATGTTCCTTAATAGAGGAGTATCTCTTGCTATCGATAACATGTTAGCTTCTCAAAATTCTTACGGAACTGGAGGTACATCTTACGGTGTATTTGACAACTCTGAAGATATGGCGCTTAACCTAGGATTCTCAGGATTTAGAAGAGGTTCTTACGATTTTTACAAGACTGATTGGAAATACCTTAACGACTCTACAACTAGAGGTTTAGTTAAAGATATTGAAGGAGTTATTGTTCCTGCTGGAACTTCAACTGTTTACGATCAACAACTTGGTAAAAACATTGCAAGACCATTCTTACACATTAGATACAGAGCTTCTGAAGCTGATGATAGAAGAATGAAATCTTGGATTACTGGTTCAGTTGGTGGAAACTTTACTTCTGATGAAGACGCGATGAACGTTCATTTCTTATCTGAGAGATGTTTATGTGTTCAAGGAGCAAACAACTTTGTTCTACTTAAGTCTGCTGATGGTGTAATTGGTGACTAATTACTATTAACCTAATGTAATTTTTACCCTCGTTGTATTAACGGGGGTAATTATTACTTTTATTAAATTATATTATATTATGAAAACAAAAAATGAAGTATCCAAGGCACAGTCTTGGGAAGTTAAAGATAGGATATATCACTTAATGAGTGATGGAAATCCTTTATTGTATGTTATACCTAGTAGACATACACGTAGAAAACCTTTGTTATATTTTGACGAAGCAACTGGAGTGCAAGAAGAAATAAAGTATGCTACAAACCAAACCTCACCATTAGTTGCTGAGCAAAAGGGAGAAGCTACATTAGGCCACATTGCATTTAGAAATGGAACGATAGTAGTTCCTAAAAGAAAACAAAATCTACAAAAATTATTAAGCCTATACCACCCTCTAAAAAATGTTATATACAAAGAGCATGATGAAATAAAAAATGCTAGTATGGATTTAGAATATATGGAAGCAGAAGTCGATGCTTTAGTTGCTGCAAAGCAAATAGAGATTGATTTAGCAGAAGCTATATTAAGAGTTGAAATAGGTAGTGCAGTAAGTAAGATGTCATCTAAAGAAGTTAGAAGAGATGTTATGCTTATGGCACGTCAAAACCCATATTTATTTTTAGAGCTTTTAGCCGATGACTCAGTACCATTAAGAGACTTAGGCGTTAAAGCGGTAGAAGCAAGTATAATAACATTATCTTCTGATAACAGAGTGTTCAGCTGGGCGAGTAATGGTAGAAAACTATTCTCAGTGCCTTTTGAAGAACACCCTTACTCAGCTTTAGCCGCTTGGTTTAAAACTGATGAAGGTATGGAAGTTTTGATAACAATACAAAAGAAACTTAAATAGTACCCATTATGGTAGAGCCACCGTAATGGTGGCTTTATTATAAAAAACAAATAAACATGGCAGTAAGTATAGACACAGTATATCAAAGAGTTTTAGCTATAGCTAATAAAGAGCAAAGAGGTTATATAACACCTCAAGAGTTCAACCTGTTAGCTAATCAAGCTCAAATGAGTATATTTGAACAATATTTTTATGACCTGAGTCAGTTTGAAGAAGTGATGCAGAGAAAAAATGATACTACCTATGCTGACATGATAGATCTTATAAATGAAAAGATAGATATATTTGAAAAGTATAGACAAACTGTATCTGTAAGCGGAGCTGGTATAGGTATACTTCCAAAT